CTTTAACTTACAACGTTCACTGCGGAGCTTAAGATGCGTGGGTTATCGTGTACAGCTCAAAAGTGTGATACGGCCAATCAAGATTTCTTGATGTTATGGCGATGTAACTAAGGTCGAATCTGGATTATCAGGAGGGCGTGCGAAGTTGCGTACGAATTTTGGTAGTCGCGGCCATGGGAGGGTGTTTACTCATCTTTCAGCTGAGTTGAGGTCTAAGATGACAAGTGCTGATTCTCTCAAAAATAGCCTGTCAGCAGGGTCAAAAAAGCGTCTTATTGACTATCAAACCAATTTGGCTGTGACGAGTAAGGGTTCACATGAGAACTTCGATAATACCTTAATTCAAGCGATTCTTCCTTATGTCTATGACAAGAGGAATTTTATGAATCAATTGGATTACTTGAATCATCTTGTTGATGAGGATGGTGAAAAGTTTAGTCGTTGTTTGAAAGTGTACTCAAAAATTGAAGAGTCCATGAAACTCTTCTCTTCACCTGATTATACAAGTTTCAGGTGGAATCGTAACTATCAAACCGCGAAGAAAGGCTTAATCGATGAGTTTTCAAAGATGAAGCTAAAGCCTGTCTCTTATAATTCTGATGATGATATAAGAGATGTCCTTCCAAAGGCTGACTCCCATAGCGGCTTTTACTACATTATTAGTGGTAAAAGGTATAAAGGGGAAAATATTGAAGGACTAATCGATATCTTCAAGAATAAGCTTGAGGAGGTTAAGGAAACTGGTACTTTTGGTACGCCTATCATGATTGCTTTTAGAACTCAAGCAAGTGGCGAGTACGATGATGAAGGTAATCAAACTAATAAGTGTAAACATAAAGTACGCGTTGTATCCATGATAGATTTATTATGGGTCGTTGCTGAATTTATGTTTCTCAAACCGTTGCAGCAAAGACTTGCTCGTGAGGAGTTTTATGCTGGGGGAAAGAATGATTACCAAATTAGTGCCATTATTCATGATTGGCAGGTGAGATACAAGAGATTCATTTCTCTTGATTATTCATCCTTCGACCAGAGTATCAGTGGTTGGCTTCTTGAGGATGCATTTGAAATCATGGGTGCAGCATTTACTATGAATCAGGAACAGAAGGATTTGTGGAAAATACTCACACATGATGCCATTCATAAGGATTTTATTCTAAATGAGGGTATTTTGCATTCTGATAGAGGTATGCCATCAGGTTTGCCTTCGACACAAATTGGAGATACTGTTGTCAATAGGTTGATAGCTATGACATATTTTAATGCTATTAACCAAAAGTTCAAAATGATAGCAATGGGTGATGATAATCTTATGTATACCAATGCTAATATCAATTTGAATGAATTCGCATCTTATGTTTTAAAGAATTTCGGCATGATTGTGAAAACTGATGACAAGTCTTCAGAAGGCAATGCTTGGGAACCACCAAAATTTCTTTCTCGGTATTGGAAGGTTAGTGGAACCTGGCGTCATCCTAATCAGTTGATTAGTAGAATGGCTTTTCCCGAACGATTCAGGAAATACGGTGTCGTTAAGGGTATGGAGGTCACACCATTTATGGTGATCTATGCCTATTATCTATCGTATCCTTCTGGAATGAGAGAGCTTATTGACATCAACCGGTTTATACTTGAGCACCCAATGGTAGAAGTTGAAGTATTGAAGAGAGTGGATAGTCATTATCTCCCTGGGGTAATCGCCTACCAAAGGG